TGATTACGGTATGTTCCGTTTTTAATAATTACTGTACTCAAGGTTAGCTCCTTTTTATTAACTATACAACTATTATACTATATTGGTGATTTCTGGTCAACCGGCCTATTTGCGGTAGATTTCGCGGGCTATATCAGCACCGTTTTTGTATCCTTGATAACGACCCAAACAATAGCCCAAGAATGCGCCGTATGCTAGTGCCATTAGGATTAAGATTGTGTTTGATTCCATTTAAAACTCCTTTATTAATTGTTATACTATTATTATAGCAAAAAGGTCTTTATTGGTCAACCGTAAAAAAACCCGCCATTTAGACGGGTTTTTAACAGGGTGTATTGATTACACAGTCTGACTAAGCCAGGCATTACCAAGGCTTATGTTAAATGCGTACGAAAGAGTACTGCCAGTAGGAACGATCCAGGTCCATTGTCCCTTAGATGCCGGAGTTGGTGGTACTTGATCAACACCGTCAATTTGAACACTGCTACGACTGTCAGGAGTACCTTCGCTATTGCTAGGTGTTCCGGTGTAGCAACCAAAGAATGCGTCGGCATTTCCTGGTGTAATGCTGGTGGCTCGAGAAGTTATTGTTACCGTAACTGGGCCCACTGTTTGACTTGGAGTTATTTGCAAAGTTGTTCCGTCGGTGCTAAGAGCTGTAACACTGGTATTAGCGGCTACAAGGGGACCGGTAACTGGAGATCCTGGGTAGCCAGTGGAAACATTGGCAATCAACACATTGTTAATGTTTCCAGCTATTACGGTACCTAGGGTTAGTGTGGTTCCGTCAATTGTGGATTCTGTTGCTTGTACTTGAATTTTCTTTTGATCCATATAGTTGCAATAGGTATTTTCAACAGCAATACCAATGCCGCCAGTCACTTCTATACTCATTGGATAAGCACCACAGAAATCAGTTGGAAACAGTGGAGAGTCCACAACCGAAAACAGCACCGGTGCGTTAGAAACATTATCTGCTGGGCCTGGCAAGGCTTGATCTACTGTGCTAACTGTACCGCTGAATACTGTGATGCCATTGATGTTTGCTGTCAAAGATACCGGCGTATTACCATACGCATATCCATGAAAATTTATTGTTCTGTTTTGAGCCATTGTACGAATCTCCTGTGTTGTTATTTATCAGTTCTACGCACAATATTCTGTTAAAATGCGTTCTTGGTGCCACTCTGCCGTATGCGGTCCTACTGCATATTCTTTAAAACCGGGTACACCCAGGGTATAATGCAATAGTTTAGCCTGGGCATTGATGCCAAATTCATCCGGTAACCAGTTCCATTCAATAGGCAATTCACCAATTTTGTCATCTGCAATCCAGCTAAATCTATGCAAATAACTACCAAGTTTTTGAGATACAAATTCTGGAGTTAAAATCCGATGTGCAACGTCAGTGCAATTCCATAGTATCACACTGCTCCAATTTTTTCTAGGAAAATCTTCGTTTTTGTTGCCCAAATATTTGATGTTACTACAAGTTTGATAATCATGTTTAACTACCTGTACTGATTTAGTTGTGTCTAATAATTTCCAAAGTTTGACAATATCATCTTTCAATATCATATCGCCATCTAGATAAATGGCCTGGCCTTGATACCCCATCAGGTGCGGAACTAAAAATCTGCTGTAAACAAAAGTGTTGCTGGCATCGGCGTGCGTTTCGGTGTAATCCGGTAGCAGATTAAGTGCCAAGGGTACAATGGCCACCGGTTTGCTGGCGAGCCTGATAATACTGTTTACACAGGTATGATAAGCAATGGCTTCTCTAGGATCGTAACCAACAAAAACAGTAATCATTGCCGTTCAATATCATCTTCTATACAATTGATACCGTATTGTATTTCGACCACTTTGACTGCTTGTCCGTGCGGATTGGTCAATTGATGCCAGGCACCTACTGCTATGTCTGTGGCTTCATGCGGGCCTAAATCAAGCGCACCATCTTCAAAGTTTACTAGAGCCCGTCCTTCGCTCACAATCCAATATTCAGATCGATGTTGATGCCGTTGCATACTGAGACTGCAACCTGGATTAACTGTAAGTTCTTTGACCTTCATGCCAGGTACTTCGTGTAGCACACGATAGTAGCCCCATGGACGTAGAGTTTTAGGAGCCTTCCACTCTTCTAGAATCCAACTGCTGGAGTTGGCTTTGTCGGTACCACCTACTCCAAATACAAACTCTATGTTCGGCATAGACATTTCTGGAATATTTTTGTCTGTGCGATCGCCGCCATTGGCAAAAACAATTCGACTGTTGGGATAATGAGCTTGTACCTGCTGTAACAAATGACATGCAGTTCCGTCTTCGTCATCAAAGGTGTAAACTTCATCTACACTACTCAAGTTGTTCAACACACACAGGCGTTCTTGCCATGGCATGAAAGCACGGCCTTTTTTGCGGGCAAGCCATTCGTCGCTGTTGATACCCACAATCAACATGTCGCCCAACTGTCGTGCTTCCTTTATTAATTTAATATGTCCAGAATGTACTGGATCAAATCCGCCAGATACTACTACAATAGTTGTCATTGATGTCCCATCCATGTTAAGGCTTTGTTTAACCAGATCAAAGTTAATTCAGCTTGACGTAGTTCGCCATGTTTTTGCACACAGGCTGTCGCCGATCCCGGCAACAGATCTAATTCAGCCAAGTCATACCAAGAAGTGGTCTTGGGGTCCATGGGTTTGACTTTGCTTTTATAAACCACAGCATTTACCCATGGGTCGTTGGCTTCTTTGAGAAAGAATCCATTTTTACAATCCCATCCGTTGATGGCCAACATGTGGATCAAGTTTACCATGGTGTAATGATGATACACCCCGGTTTCCTGTGTAAAGTGCTGACGACCTCGGTATATATTGGTAGTCTGTGGTACACTTATGACCAACATGGCATCATCGGCAGCGGCTTCCCACCATTGAGCTAATGTGGCAATTGGAGTTACGCAGTATTGAAATGCATCATGACACCATAGCACGTCGTACTTTTTGCCATCTAACAGTTCCAACGGTTGTTCAAAATCTTGGCTGTGGAATTTGACATTGGCCAACCGATCAGCCAACGGCAATGCCGGTGCTAGATCCAGACCCTTACACTGTATGTTGAGCGGTTGTGGACTATCATCTCTGGTGGTCCTGGTTGCCCACCATTCAAGATCTGTGCCTGTGCCGCATCCAAGATCTGCTAGGGTAGTAATACTGCTCATAAAATCATCATACTCATACAGCATATCTAATATGCGTCTGCTATGAGCATGACTCTGTTGTGTGGTTGCAAATGTCATATCTGTATGTCTTCCATGCCAGCGGCTCTTAGTCTTACAATATGGCCCAACATAAAATTTTTACTTTCGTAGGCTTTGATTATACCTAAAAATTTATTTCTCAGCAGGGCCACTTCATTGATAATGGTTTCAAAATCAATCACTTCGTCTTCGCCGTCCACATACTTTTCGGCATCTCTGCTGGTCAGGGCTCGGGCATATCCTTCAAGATACTTTTGAAAATGCTTGCGACGTATTTTTCTCAACTGTATGTTAAGATAGTTCAGCACTGCTTCGATTTCTTGCAGTTGGTTGAATCTGCGTTCGGTTATGCCGGGCAGGTTGCTGATGTTTTTTTCTACCAAGCCGCCAATGCTACAGTCACGCCTGGCTTCATCAAGCTCGCCTTCGTAGTAGGCAATAAAATCAGGAATGTTACCTAAATTACTAATGACTTTGCTATACCACATGTTCTAGTTCTTTCGTTAGCCAAGGAAATGTTTCTTGCCAGTTTAAATTACGACGACGATCAATTTCATTTAGAAAAGTGCGCAACTTTGATAGTTCGTTGTTGTCTCTCTGATGAGAATTAAACTCTGATTGTAATCCCCGCATCATGTTTTGAGCATTGATGTGTTGCCATGTATCATTGGGCATTTCTTTAAGAATGTTGTTAAAATCTTCATCAAAAAACCCAGTGCCAAATATGCCAGGATACAGATGTGATCTGTTTACGCAAGACATAAAGTAATGTCCTATGGGTCTTGTTTTCCTATGCTCATTGATGTATTTGATCAACGCTGGCATACTTTTTATGCCTAGTCCAGTAATGGTTTGATTGACATTTAGTGTTATCCATTTTTGCTGAGCCACATAATCAAAGTTTTTTTGCCACTGTTCCATATCAATTCCGTAGCGTATATATTCCTGTTCTGCTCCCCAACAATCAATACTGGCAGTTAAATCAAAACGTTTTATACGTCGCGTTGCCAACAGATTTTTTATTCGTTGAATAAATTTTTCTAGTTTGGCTGAGGAAATCTTAAGGTTTGTTACTATATTAAATTCTAGCTCTGGATTGTGATGTGTTTCCAAAAAATTCATAACTGTTTCGAACTGTTCCTGATAAAACGGTTCACCACCTAGTATATGAAATCTAGACAACGAGGTTGAATTTTTTTCCATCCATTGCCAAAAAGCTGTTGACAGTTCTGCATGTCGAGGGTGTCGAACTGAAGAATTTTTTATTTCAATTCCGTTTTTAACAAACTCTCCAAATCTTTCGTTTTCCTGTTGTATTCGACTGCTGAATCCATCCCAACAGTAGATACAACTCATATTGCATACATTGTCTAGATACACTTCCAGTATGCGTGGCGTAACGTTGATTGCAACAGGATCTGATTCTAGTTCTGGTGGCGTCAGATTGGGTATCTGTAAATGAAATTGCCGATCGCTTTGACCACCAGCATCCTCAATATCTTTGCAGTATTCACATCCACCGGTAGGCCATTTTCCTTCCAGCATGAGACTTCGGTCTAACAATTTTTTAGGAGTATTATGAAAAGTATCAAAATTTTCAGGATTTATTACTGTCTGTCCAACACGATGACATGAGTTGGTACTTCCGTCATACAGTTGTATAGTACTCCAGTTCCACTTTAATTGGCACGCGGTCTCTGTACGAATTGGAAAATAGCGGTCAGACATTAATAATCGTCGTCCTGATCATCCCAGTCCTCAAGAGCATCGTCGTCTTCGTCTTCTTCTACATGATCTTTAAGATAGTGTGCCAGGGCACCCTTGACATCTGAATCGCCTTTGAATGCATCTTTGATATCGTCAGCTGAAATATCGTTGTCAATCAAAACTGAAACCATAGCTTCGGCAGCTTCATCACGATCTACCTTGTTTACATATCGCTTGAGTTCTGCCCAAATTTCATTTGCTAATTCTACACTCATTCTTATTCCTCCGTAGCTGTTTCTTCAGTACTTACCGTTTTTTGATTGTTGAAGTCCAACATGAGTTTATCCAAGCAACCGTTTTCATTGGCTTCCCACTTTTTGCGGAACTGCTTGATGATCTCACCATCGCTGGTAACAAATGCTAGGCTGTTACCTTCCTTCTTGAGTAGGCCACGTTTTTCAGCCATGTCTACCATGCCCGAGTACGGGTTCATACCTGTTTCATATGGAATCTTGACCTGCACACCTTCAAAGGGTTTGGCATAGCGTGTTTTCATGACTTTGCAGCCTGCACGAATACCGTTGACGTCTGACACTTTGTTGCCGTCCTCGTCCTCTTTCAGCTTCATTTTCTTCAT